TGAATCTGGTGTGCGTCTTGGTGTTTCTTCTCGCGGTATGGGATCACTTCGTCTCAACAAAGAAGGCATCAATGAAGTACAAAATGATTTCCATCTAGCAACAGCTGCCGATATTGTTGCTGATCCTTCAGCTCCTGATGCATTTGTCAATGGCATTATGGAAGGTGTTGAATGGATCTGGGAAAACAACATGTTGGTAGCCCACAAATCTAAGATGCAGATTGAATCTGCTAGCAGATCACGTGAACTTCAAGAACGCAAATTGCAGATTTTTGAGAACTTTCTCCACGAAATTTCTAAATCTTAATTTAATATAAATAAATAAAATTCACAAGGAGTGTACAATGTCAGATAAAGATACCGTTGAAGAATCTGCTGGTTCAGAAACCCTAAAACCAGGTGCCGGTTCTAGCACAGTTGAAAAGCTAGCTACTTTCACATCGCTTCTATCACAACTTAAGGGTGAAGATCTTTCCCATTTCCTTAATGATGCGCTAGCTCAGATTGGTAAAGAAGCAGCACTTACACCTTCAGCAACCGCTCCTGGTCAAACAGGCATGGGTCAGATGCCACGTGCAACTCTAGGTGCTATGAAGGAAGATATTGCAGCTATGTTTGCTGATGAAGATCTTACCGAAGAATTCAAGGAAAATGCATCAACGCTTTTTGAAGCAGCTGTAACAGCTCGCATTAATCTTGAAACAGTTCGTCTTGAAGAAGAATATGCTGAAGCACTTTTTGAAGAAGTTGAAGATCTCAAAGAAGAAATGACAACCAAGATTGATCAATATCTTGACTATGTTGTTGAACAGTGGATTGAAGACAATAAGCTTGCTATTGAAAATTCACTCCGTTCAGAGATCGCAGAGAACTTCATGGAAGGTCTTTACAATCTATTCGCTGAATCGTATATCAATGTTCCTGAAGATCGTATTGACGTTCTTGGTGAACTACAGGCCACGATCGAAGAACTTGAAGCAAAGCTTGATGAATCAATCAACACACAACTTGAACTTCAGTCTGTAATCGATGAAGCAACACAAGAAGCAACTTTTGACGAAGTTAGCGAAGGTCTTGCAGCTACACAGGTTGAAAAGCTTCGTACACTTGCCGAAGGCCTAGAATTCAACGATGCTGAAACATATGCTAAGAAGCTAAACATCATCAAGAACAAGTACTTCACTGAAGGCAAGAAGGTTGTTTCAACCGGTGTTATTGCTGAAGAAGCACAAGAACTAACTGAAGAAACATCTGCTGTGCCTGCTCACATGGCGCACTATGTTAACTCAATTTCAAGAACTGTAAAATAATAAATAAAATACCAAACCAAAGATACCAAAAGGTAAAGGGAGAAATACAATGTTAGCTGAGGAAGTCCAAAATAAGTGGAGGCCCGTTTTGGAGCATGCCGATCTACCAACGATCGAAACCGCTCACAAGCGCGCTGTCACAGCACAAATTCTAGAAAACACAGAAAACGCTCTTCGTGAAGATTCCATGAATGGTGTTTCACAGCAGCTGCTTGGCGAAGCGCCAACAAACGTTGCTGGTAACGTTTCAAACTTTGACCCAGTGCTTATCTCGCTGGTTCGTCGTTCGATGCCAAACCTAATCGCATACGATATCTGCGGCGTTCAGCCAATGACCGGTCCAACCGGCCTTATCTTTGCAATGCGTGCAAAGTATGCCAACTCAACCGCTCTAGGCGCTGAAGCATTCTACAACGAAGCAAACACAGGCCATGCATCGCGTCTTGGCGCTGGTCTTACTTTTGCAAACACCGGTGCTGCTTCTGCAACTGCTGTTGGTGCCAATACTGTATCGGCTGATGGTTCATCTCTTGGTTCGTCAAACAACGCTGGCAACTCAACATATAACTATACAATGGGTCTTCTGCTAGGTTCGGGTGAACTTCTTGGTTCGAACTCGACCTATATTTTCCCAGAAATGGGCTTCAGCATTGAAAAGGTTACCGTATCTGCTAAGACACGTGCCCTTAAGGCTGAATACACTCTTGAACTTGCACAGGATCTGAAGGCAATTCACGGTCTTGACGCTGAAACAGAACTCAGCAACATCCTTTCGGGTGAAATCCTTGCTGAAATCAACCGTGAAGTTGTTCGCTCAATCATCATCACTGCTGAACGTGGTGCAACTGAAGGTACTACAACATCGGGTATCTTCGATCTTGACACCGATTCAAACGGCCGTTGGTCAGTTGAAAAGTTCAAGGGTCTTCTGTTCCAGATCGAACGCGAATGCAACCAGATTGCTAAGCAAACACGTCGTGGTAAGGGTAACATCATCATCTGTTCGTCGGACGTTGCTTCGGCTCTTCAGATGGCCGGTGTTCTTGACTACGCCCCTGCTCTTAACAGCAACAATCTAAACGTTGATGACACAGGCAACACATTTGCTGGTGTTCTTAACGGTCGTATCAAGGTTTATATCGATCCATATGCTGGCACCAACTTCCTAGTTGTTGGCTACAAGGGTTCGAATGCCTTTGACGCTGGTCTGTTCTACTGCCCATATGTTCCACTTCAGATGGTTCGTGCAGTTGATCCAAACAGCTTCCAACCAAAGATTGGCTTTAAGACACGTTACGGTATGGCGCCAAATCCATTCGCTAAGGGTACAACTGCAGCCGATTCGACTGCAACTCTTGAGCAGGATTCGAACAAGTACTATCGTCGCGTTCTTGTTAACAACCTTATGTA